CATATAGATATCGCGCGGGATCTTTATCATTTAGTAACTTTTTAGTCATTGGACTGTACTGGGAAACATTATCATACTTCTGAAGTTGAATAAAGTCTTTGTCTGCGCTGATAATCATTACCGGCTCATGCTGTCCAAATTCCTGAGTAGACTCTACTAACGTACCAATAATATCATCCGCTTCTGCGCCTTGTACGGTTACAACTGGATAGGGCATACACTCAGTTATTTCATCGCGTACGGTATTTACAATTGTGAAAATTTCTTTCCAGTCGAGGTCAGATGCCTCGCGACTTTTCTTACGTGATGCCTTATATTGTGGGTAATAGTCTTTGCGCCAACTACCACCATCACAGGCTATAACCATATGACCATACTTTTCTCGATACTTGAGATTATACATTCTCAGCGAGTTTAAGATAATATGTCGCATAAAGTCTTCAGTGATTTTCCCAGGTCGTGATTGAGAAAATACCGCGGAGATTGCGATTCCAGAATAGTCGATTAGTAGCATAATGTGATTATACAATATAGTGACTTAAATGTACACTACTTTTTCCATAAAACTTTAACATGAGCGCTGTGTATTTTTACACCAATAAATTCGTTGTAAAAATCATCAGTTAGCAACACTTCCCTATCAAACTGTTCCTTTGCTTCCATATAAGACAACTCGCCTTTAGACTTGCCAAGATATATTATTCGACGAATAAAGTCTGATTTGCGAAACTCTACAAGCTCCTTTACTTTTTCGCTGCTACCATAGTATTTTTCCCAGTCGCTCTGTACACACTTTTTTCTTTTGCGAGTTTTGCCTTTTAGTGGAGCTAGTTTTTTCACACTAGATATTAGTTTTTTTCCGATATATTTTTTACCATTTAGGCTATCAGTTATTTCATACACAAACCCAATGTATCCTTCATCAATTTTATCTTGGGCAAGTTCACGAGTAAATGGAAGTTCATTGTATAACCAAGTCATAATCTATATATCAGAGGTCATCAGCACTAGAGTCGTCTTCTGTTCCATAGGCTCGATGGGTTCCGCAGAATGGGCAATATTCTGGGTATAACTCCTCAGGCTCTAGATCTTCAAAATCTTCTTCGTCGTCACAATAATATTTATCAGTTTCGTCGTCCCAAGAGACTTCATAGACATATTTGCATTTGGGGCATCGATTATTTTCTATCATGAGTATTGTTATTTATCAATTAAAATTTTCATCGTTGCATTCGCCACGCCTTTCAAAATAGCAACATATTGCCGCGATGGGCCAAAATACCAACAGTAAAAGCGCTGATACTATCATGAATATTGCTACGAATGGTATTACTACAAACATACCAAGGGCATACCAAAAAGGTGGAAGTTTTATACAGTTTTTACCCCTCACATGTGCTACAAGTTAGGATTGAACGAGCAAGTTCCTGAGAAGGGTTTGCACTGCGTTGATAGTATAATGACTTGATGCCTTGTTGCCAAGCAAAGATCATCAATTCGCTGACTTCCTTGGGTTTAGTGTTGGGTGGGATCATTACGTTGAGCGACTGTCCCTGATCAATAAACTTCTGACGAGCTGCTGCCTGAATAACAATCTCTTTTTGAGAGATTTCGCCAAATGTTTTAAAGACATCCTTCTCGTCCTGAGTCAAAAATTCTAGATGTTGAACAGAACCGCCATGAGATAACACATCTTTCCATACCTCAAGTGTATCTTGACCCTTGCTCTTAAGAAGCTTAGAGAGGTAAGGATTTTTAAAGGTAAATTTGCCCTTGGCAAGGTCCTTGGTAAAGTAATTGCTGTTAAGCGGCTCAATCGAGGGCGACACTTGTCCGAGGATAAATGAACTTGAGGTTGTAGGTGCCACGGCCAAAGTCGTGCTATTACGACGGTTGTATCCAACTAATAATGGAGGTTCTCCGTACATCGTTGCCATCTGGGTAGAGGCGTCGTCGCTCTCACTGCGAAGAGACGAAAAGATTTCAGTATTGAGCAGTTTGGCTTCCATTGATTCAAACGCGATCATCTTACTTTGCAGCAATGAGTGCCAACCGAGGACACCAATTCCGATGGCGCGCTGATTGATTGCGAACTTTCTCGGCGAATCCATAAAGGGAATATCGGCGGTCTTATCAATAAACTCAGTAATCACTGAATCCAAGAAAAGGTTAAGCGTCACGACGGCGTCAGTGTCTTTTAATTCATCCCACCGCTCAAGGTTAATCGATGAAAGACAGCAAACAAACGATTCGTCGGTCGCATTTGACAAAAAGATCTCGGTGCAAAGATTACTATGATTAATCTTGAGCCCTTTGTCCTTGTAAACCTGGGGAGCTGCGTTGTTGGCAGTATCAGTGAAAAACAAGTATGGATAACCAGATTCGAAACGCTTCTTGATGACCTGACCCCAGATCTTACGCTTGTCTTTATCGCCTCCAAGCATACTATTCATCCAATCATCCGTGATAGTAACTCCGATCGATAGGTCCTGAATCGAGTTGCCTTCTCCGCGAATCTTCAAGAATTCCTCGATGTCTCCATGATCGATTGGCAGATAAGCCGCGAATGATCCTCGCCGAACGTTGCCTTGCGAGACAACATTCATTAGCTTGTCATAAAGTTCCATAAAATGGACTGATCCAGTAGATGTTCCGCCTGTCGAGATAGGTGCTCCACGACTACGCAAAGCGCCAAAATATGCTGAGGTGCCACCACCCGATTTGGTCATCATTCCAATTTCGGCAAGCTTATTGCCTACAATTTCCTCAAGGCGATCGTCAATGTAAGAGCCAAAACAAGAGATTGGCAAACCACGCTCACGGCCAAAGTTACTCCAGACTGGTGAAGATAGTGAGAAGAATCCCCGATGCATATAAGATTCAAACTTATCTGCAAATCCAGGAATCTGCAAATATCGTTCCGCTGCCTCAGCAATGTCTCGAATTCGCTGTTCTGGTGTTTCTCCCTCAATTAAATATCCACGCTCTAAAAATTTTTGCGAGTCCTTGTTTAGCCAATAAATTTCCTTGTTACTCATAATCTAAAGTTATATATCATTTTTCTAAAGCCAATTTTGCAGCCTTCCGACGAGCCCATGCTTCACTCATTTTTTTTACTCAATCACCAAATATTGAATCTTCGTCAAAACATTGATTTTTCTTAGAATATTCTACTGGTCTCGACGAGAAAAAATCCGTCATATTGTTTCCAAGTAGCTCTTCATCAAACCAGACAGTCTTTGATAGCAATGTTTGATCTATATCTACAAATGGTGCTGGCATCGAGATTTGTTTCATGGACTCGTTGATACGATTCTTAATAAACTCCTTTAGGATAGGTGCTGACAAGGATTTTTCATCAATTCCATTTACCATCCAATCCACAATCTTACTCTCGGCAGAAAAAGCTTCTTGCGCTGCATCAGCAATACGCTTCTCAAGTTCCTCATCAAACAACTCGGGATGCTCTTGGCGAATGGTATTAATAATTTGAACGCCAACCAATGCATGAATGTTTTCTTCGTTACGAGTATATTTTACCTGCTGATCAGTATCCTTCATAACATTCTTAAAACGAGCAAAGTGATTGATTACATAGAACTGCGAAAAGAGCGAAACATTTTCAACAAAGAGCGTAAAGAGGATGATCGCATACAGATACTGCTTTTTAGAATCCTTATAGAAGCGATGGGTGTATTTGCGAAGGTACTTGACTCGTCCTTGAATCCATTCAAGCTTAAGGTTTTCCTCGAAAATATCCTCTAATTCTAGGACCGAGAGAAGGCGCTCATATGCATTGTTATGAATTACCTCAGTGTTTGCCATAACATAACCAAGATCCTGAAGGGCAGGATGTGGTAGGTTCTCCCCAAGTTTAGCCCAAAACGTTTTTACCGCAACCTCAATTTGTCCAATGGCCGAGAGGGTACGCACAACGATTTCGCGCTCCTGATCGTTAAGTTCTACCTTAAACTGTTGAACGTCACTCTTAAAATTGAATTCTTTGTCGGTCCAAAAACCATTGTGCATTGCCTCAATGAACTGTTCTGTCCATGGATAATAGTTAGGTTTACGACTTATTTGTTCTTCAAAGATGCTGTGTTGTGTGGTATTCATATTGGAAAATGTTTATGCTATGTAGCATATATGTATTATATACAAAAAAGGTGAAGTGTAAATCTTTTTTTACACTTCGTGTGATTCATTCATAGCACGTTTACGTATACTACGAAGTGCACCATTTGTAGAGTCACGTAGCACAATTGTGTGTTTGCTATTATTTTTAGCATAACTATACAGCGCCCTTTGTTGCTCATCTTCCATATTTAGATACTTACTCCAACGTTCAAATTTATTTCGTCCCGTTTCGAAGCGCCTAAAAATATCAGTGGGTACATTAAACAGTCTCCACGTCGCTCCACTTTTAGGATAGTCTGACGCTGGCATTGCAACGTCACCAGTAACTACTTCTTCATTTTTCATTGAGTAATATCGTGTTGAGTTATGAGTACCTTTTGCTTTGTTTTACAATGCGTGGCGCAAAATACATTTATGCCAAAAATATTTCCAACCGGCGCGGAGTTTTCCTCTACAACTATTGCCGTTTTCTTGTAGGCTAATACTTCTCCCGTTAATCTTAATGGCAAGTCTCGTACCAATGTATATGTTCCTGCGCGTAAGCTATTATCTTCAGCGAGATACCAAAAAGACTCTTCAAGCCGCATAGTACGCGGATCAATCCCAGTGGTTTCTTTTAGAGCTTTCGCCAACGCCCTATCAGAAATTCCAGTTTTTTCTTTTATGAGATATAGAGCCGCAAAATATGAAGCAAGTGTAGTTTTACCGAAAGGGAGTACGTTAAGCATTCGCTTAAGGTTAAACACTAGTTTATGAAAAATGTTATACTTACTTTTCTCTTCACTTGTTTCTGGCTTTCTTAATACTTTGCCATCTGCATCTATAAGTCCCATTTTATAGGCTCCAGTTTTTATCCATGGTGTGGTGAGTAGACGCAAAAATCTAAATGCGTAAACTGTGTCTGTTGTGCGTGTTAGGAGTCCCATATTTTTAAATTCTTTGAAGTGTTCGAGCTACGTATAGGTCAATAGGTATATTTATATACTCTCCTTCTGGAATATAATTTAAGTATAGCAAGAAGGTTTTTAATGCGGGCCAGCTGTGTTCATTTACTCGGTTAAAACACATACGAGTTGCAGCTTCAGGATAAAACATATTATGAAATATAATAATATGGTTTAATATTAATCGCTCCTGAAGTATGTTCTTGTCCTGATACTTCTTAAATAATTTTTTAATATACTTTAAATGAGATAGGTCGTCATGAAACTCCTTTATGTCTAAGCAACGGGGGTTGTTATAATGTTTAGCAGCATAGACTAAAAAATTTTTATCATTTAACTCATTTACCAACTGCATAATATAATTTATATCGCTTTTTATTTCGACAATAAATCAGTCACAGTCTGTCCCTTTTCCCAAAATTTGCAACTCCAATAACGAGCTTTCCACTTTGGACCGAGATCAGTATCGCACTGATGCCGGGCACGAAAGTTTTTTAATCTCTCTGGGTCGTCTCGTTTAATTTCTGCCTTTGGATCACCAAATCCAAGTTTAATTACATTGCCCTTTTCGTTGCGTACATAGACATAAAATTTATGTTTTTCGTCAGTACTGCGAAATGGATTATTAAGAGTTACTTGTCGACCATCATACTCAGTCTCTTCAAGCACATATTGCTTAAAACTTTTCATATGATTTGATACCATGCAAGGCTGCCTGTATATTTTGTATTTGTGCCAGTTGATGTAATTGCAACAGTATATGTGTCAGACACTCCAGCTATAGTTCTTCCAAGTTGTAATGCAATATCACCAGCAATAGTTGCACCAACGCTTCCACTATTACTCGTGAAATATCCAGTCTTAACCAACACACCACCAGTGATGGTTGATACACTAGTCGTAAATTCGGTTGTCGCACAATGTGCATGTGTTGCCCATGTAGGAGCGGTGCCAAATGTGGCATTGCGAAGTAAAGCCCATTGATATGATTTATTACTTTCTCCTAGCAATTCAACGTCAGTAGGAATAATTATACCATCAGTTTTGCCTGTAGTCAATCGTATTGAAACTACATTATAAAATAACCCATCCGTGGCAGCAATACGAAGATTGGCATTTGATATATTAGTTGATGCTAATTGGTTGTATGTAATGCTAGTTGGATTAAAACCGCCTTCACTAATTACAGTATTACATATTTGCTTAACATATGGACTGGTTGTTCCAGTGTTGGTCAGCTCATATCTTATAGGCAATACTGCTGTTGTCATATAAGAAGTAGCATTTAAATTATCATTATGAAATGTATGTGCTACCACCATTTTTCCATCGACAATAAAACCACATCGTACATCACCAACACCAAGCCATTCAATATCCATCCAGAAGATATTAGCCTTTGATACATCTAGTGTTCGGCCGCTAGTTCCAGTGCCATTAAACTTATCGCCATTCCAATTTGCTTGTTCAACCGCAAAATCAACTGAGCTACCAGTGCCGGCAGTAACACTGTCCGAGCGCAATACAAGGCGCAATCCACCACCATTACGTGGTGTTACTGCATTAGGCGCACCATTTGTTTGTTCAAGAAATATTCCATTGTCAGCATTAAAATAACCAATCTTTTGTGTAACTGTTTTGGAGTTGGTCAATACAGCTGTGCTAAAAGAAAAACTATACATCAGCAACAATGACTTGCCTGGCTGATATGGAAATACTACATTACTTTGTCGTATCACAGTCCCTGCGCCTGCGGGCGCAGTAAGGTTTACTGCACTTTCATTTTCAACATATGTTGACGCCCCAGTACCAGACAGAGAATTATTCCATTTATTATTTTCGACATAACGATGTTGACTGTCAAATAGTGTATATGGTTCGGCTACTCGGGCACGGCCAAAGCCATCAAATGCAGTTGAAGTAGACGTTGCCGATGAAGTAGCATTGCTGGTAAATCCATTGTCGAGATAATCCTCAATCTTGCGAGAAAGAGTGCGATCTTTGGTATAGTGTGGCATTTTGTTATTTACATTTTAAATTTGTTTGATATAATAATATAAATTCCATTCAATAAAAGCTTCCCAAATATCCTATATAAAACCAGCATCCCGAAGGTTCCGGAACGGATGATTAGATATAGGTTAAGGTGAGATAGGATTAATTTTTTGCAACGTTACTTTTTACCTTTGTAAGAATGCTAGTATCACCTGTTATAACTGCTATAAGAGACTGAAAGGTCGAATTTATAAGATCCTTTTGCGACAGTGATAGAGGCTTATCAGCATCCAACGAACGCATAGCAAGTATAAGTTTAGGAAGATCCTCTTTTGATACAAGTCCAGTTGATGCCAATTGCTTAAAGCGATTCATATCAATTTCTTCGTCGAGGGACTCAGCCTCTTCAGCAACAATGCTTTCAGAAACTTCATAGTCATCATTATCTACCTGTATGTCATACTTGGCATCAATAGACTCATATGCATTATCAATTGACATATAGATTTGTGAAATAATGGCATGAGTTTCGTCGTCAATCTCGTCATATTCAGAGAGGGTGTTATAAATCTCGTCTGCCATTTCACAAATATCTTCTAGAAACGTAAGAGTTTCACCAGTCTTATCGCTTGGTTCAACGTCTTCAGCTTCTCTTAGGCCGCGAAATACTGCTTTCCAGGCGTTGGCTCTCGCTGCGCGATCAACCTTATCTGCTGAGCGAATGGATGCAGTGGTATCAGCATTTAAATATTTTTCCCATGCAGCCTTTATTTGTACTTCAGTATGTGAAGGATACATCTTTTTGTGTTGGGTACTAAAATCATTATAATTAGTGTACACCTTTTCAGTAATGACTGCGTCATTCGACGCTAATATTTCAGATAATTTTTTCATGCGCCTTGAATATATTTATTAAAGTTTTCTTTTAGCTCTACAAGTGAAGAATATGTAGGAGAAGTGAGTGCATATTCATAGAGCGCTCCGGTGTCAATGCAACCAGTAGCAAGTGAAACAATTTTCATGGTGCGAAGAACTTTAAGACTAACTTGCTCCTTAAGTTTATCATTACTTATCATTTCTTCTGTCATCCACTTAAGACCGCGTTTCTTAGCCTCAGCAGCAGCAGCTTTAAGCTCCTTTGCAAACTGATCACCCACGCGAGCGGTTGTCCAGTTTATATTTAACCACATCTTAAGGTGTTTATCATCAAACGTTTCAAAACTACGAGCTTCATTAATTTCAGAAAACTTCCAATTAGGATTTAAATGTTTCAGTAATGCTGGAATTTTCTTATCATTATAAAACGGATCATAATCGGTGCCGGTAACATCAGAATACAATTTTGAGTTCATGTCTTTCAAAGCAATCATTATACTTTGGCCATGACGTAATTGCTTATTTTTACTTTGCACTTTGGTGGCCGCATCAAGTAGATCATCAATGAAACTGATTGAAACGGCTTCTTGTACAGCATCTTCTTTTATTCCCGATCCTTCATTAAAATCGATGCCACGACGTTTAGCTTCCTTCTTGGCTGCCAAGATCTGAGCTCCAAAGACGGCAGATACACTATCATCGGTATCATTTCTTTTGAGCCACTGCTTGAGGTTGGCATCTTTCATCGTGCGGAAATCAACAGTCTCTTCAAGATCAACACCTTCCTTAACATATGTGCCTTTAACTGGAACCCTAGGTTCACTAATGCCACGAGAGTATTGTTTTAAATAGTCTTCGGCATGATCTTTTGCTTCAGCTGGAGTGTTATAAGATGCTTGACCGAGATACATAGTCTTGCCGGCTTTACTAACAACGTGTGGTCTATATCCACCAAATTGTGATTTTTCCGAAGTTGCCATATAATCATTAATGTTAATGGCTTCTTCAAGATCAACACCTTCCTTAACATATGTGCCTTTAATTGGAACCCTAGGCTCACTAATACCACGAGCATATTGATCCAAATAGTTTTCAGCATGGTCCTTAGCTTCAGCTTGAGTGTTATAAGAAGCTGCTGCAAGGTACGCGGTTTTACCGGTGTACCTGTTAGTAATAAGTGGACGATAACCACCAAACTGTGATTTTTCCGAACTACATTTATAATCTGATGGATTAATTTTAAATTGTGTTTTGTTCATATATTTTATTATTTTTTGTCCGGGTGTATCTTTTAGGTATTTATACAATAATGCTTTTGTGCCTTCAAAACCGGCACCATATTCTTCATCTAGTTCCAAATTCATGACCTGCTACCCTTTTCATTTGTGCTGTATATTCTTCAAAGTCTGGCTTTTTAGTATAATATTTAATTGTGCGAGAAGAGTCATCTTTGCCTTTAATTCTCCATTTATGACCGGCTTTTAAATGTTCTGGATCTGTAACTTTTACAACACGACGGTCATAACCCGCTTCCCAGGTTTCAGACTTTTCGTCTAATGCAGTTTCCATAATGTCATGGATAAAAAATTTAACTCCCTTTTCAGATTCAAGTGAGGCACACGTTACGTAGTTTGGACCACGACTTTCAATTGTATATTTGCTGCTATCTCTTTTACAAATTACAACATCACCAACGTTAAAAATTTTACCAGAGATGTAAAGTTCACGCTGTTCACTTAGTGTATCAAATTGTACATGCTTTCTAAAGTTATGGCTTTCTTTAAGTCCCATACCTTTACGAACAGCATTAAAAAGTTCTTTAGCATCGCCAAACGTTTTTGGTAATCCTTTTGCAAACGTTTCGAGATCATTTTCAGCTGCTGCGCTTCTCATTTTACTAGCGCTAACAGCAAATGTACTTGTACCAGTATGAGAGTCAACATCGGGGTCACGCTGACCAGTTGATACTACATTTATGCCATCAGGAAATTTATAATAGCCGTGCGAGCCCTTTATTCCATCATACTTACGCAGCAGGCCTTTAAACTCTTCAACACGGTCACTTCCAACAGCAACCGTAAAACGGGTATATCCCTCGTCATATGTGCTTGTAGCTACGTCAAATATATTTTTAACAGATCGATCGAGTATAATGTTACGCCCATATTGAGGAAACATTTTACGCATAAACTTAATCTTTTCTTCGTAACCAAGTGGATTTTTCTTTGGATCTTCACTTTGAGACGCATATATTCTAAATGGTTTCCCCTTTGCGAGCTTTGCTATAGCCTCAATATTTTCTTCATGCCCCTTTGTAGGGGGGTTAAAGCGACCAAAAGATACTATAATTTCTGAAGTTTTTTCTTCAGTGTACGTTTTAAACGATTTTAATTGAATGCTCATAGTATTATTTTTGACTAAAACGCTTAGTTTCGCGGGCCCGTATTTGAGGTAATAGTTTGGAAGCCATTGCCTGTATAAGATTTTTTCTACTCGCTAGTGCCTTTTCTACTCGTGATCGCGCAGCAAATGAAACTTCCGATTTGTTTTTTCCGCCAAGCAAACGCTTTGCGATTAAGGCACGTGCTGCACGGTTAGCACGTGCCTTTAAGACCGCGAATGATGCCCGGCGCCGTGATGCCTTTATGCGACCAATCTTTATTCGACTCTTAAGTCGCTTCATAATTTGACGACGCTTTAGGCGCTGCTGAAGAGTTAACTCTTCAGCTACCACATCCTCTTTTAACATACTTAAAACTGAGTCACGTGCATTTGTTAAAATACTAATTTTATTAGCGGTTGCTTTGTCAGCATCTTGTTTTTTAAGAGTTTCAATTTCTTTATTAATACGACGCAGTTCTGCGCCCAACTCATATTTTGACATTGTATCATAGACGGACTCTTCTATGTTATGACATTCACAGTCGCATTCGCAGTCTTCTTCTTCACATTCACATTCTGGATCAGTTTCACTTATCATCCAGTCACGTTTACGTTTCTTGTATGCAGTGATCATAATATCGAGCGGATCATAGACATATGAACCGCCCGTGGGGTCAACAGTTAACAAATCTTTTAAACGTAATTCTTTTTTCATATGCAGATTATATATTTATACTTATTTACCCTTATGCTGCGCCCACAGGTCGGCGTCTGTAGTCTTTTGAGTAGGTCCACCCATAATAAAAGAATTTGTCCGCGCGAATGCCCACTGGTGTTGTGAGGCGCCGGGACGATGACCAGTTTTCCATGCAGCCATACCACGATCAAATACTTTTTTAAGAATGCCATAGGCGATTCCCGTTTTTTCTGACTTTTTACGAAGAGCTTCGATCTCTGCCTCGGCAAGAGTTTCATCTTCGTCCATGCCGTATTTGTCTGCATAGGCTTTTGTCCATTTCGAAACTTTTGTTTTTGCGTGGGCATCACCTGGGGCAGGTTTATAAGAGTCAGGATCATCATCTGACAAATCAGCTTGACGATTAAACTGAGCGCGTCTTTTATCAGCAGTGCTGTCTCCTAGTCCACGATAGTAGCCAGAGTTTTCAAGATATGTTTTAAATGACTGTAAGTCGCTCATCTTTCCCATCCTTTGATGATATTTGGATCAAAGTTATTCTTTGAAAAGGTCATTCGGTCGACAAGCTTGACAACGTTTTGTTTTATGTGGTCGTTGATAGCAAAGCCTTCCTGTCCAGACACTCTAAATCCATCAGTGGTGCGCACAAAAGTTGCCATCTTTTTAAGTGTTTCAAGCTTGACCATAATCATAAGCTTTGCCTCAACAATAGCATTTTGTAATGCATAGACTAGTTCTAGGTTTTTCTTGTTTTCGTCAGAGAAAAACTTCAAAAACTCGTCACGCTTTGCAGTTGCACTTGCTTTTCCGGCTTCACTCTTTTTAGACTCAATATCCTTTGCATATTTGTCACCTATCCACTGAAGAAGGTTGCGAACATGTGCAGCAGTGTCTACTATTGTTTCACCTCGACGCACTAGTGTATTATTAAATGTTTCTAATGTTTGTGCAAGAGTTTGATCTGACTCAATCTGACGAAGGGTCGACCCACTTATTTTTTGAAAAATCGTTCCAGCGCGTGTTAGTGCAGCAGACAGAGCAGTTGTTTCTTGTGCTGTTAATGTAGCCTTACCAGACAGGTCACGTATATAGGTATCAGAAAACCACACATTTGGAGTACGTTTAAGCGTACCAGAATCAAATCCATAGGAGGCTCTCATGCTCTCAAACGAGTCTCCGGAGTATTGAGTATGAAACATTACTCCTATTTTTGAGGTCTTTATAGTTTTTGCAAGTGCGCTATCAGCCGGAACTGCATATACAATAGTATTTGGCTGGAAAGTAAGATATTCAACGCCATCAAACTGCTCAACCTTTAAATCTTTTTGAGTGTATGCCAGGTCGCCTTGTAACACCCCCTTAATGCCCAATTTTTTAAACTCGTTATATGCAACTACAAGTTTTTCTGCAAGGTCTCCACTTGTATCTGCTCGAACTTCGCTTTCACTCTTATATACCTTTGGATTTTTATTAAATATTCCCTTTTTAGCTACAAAAAATCGACCGTCTGTTGGGTCAGTTCCAACAAATACTGCTGGGGCGCCGTCAAACTTTGCAGCAACGTCATATGACTGCGCACTGCTTCCGGCTAACATGTCTCTCATGCTGCGTAATGCAATAATTGCTTCACGAGCACCCTTTATTCCGCCATAAAGTACCTGATCCTCAATATGCACCATGTGCAAATTTTTTCCTTCAGAGGACGCTTCGATTAAATGTTGTTTAAATGTAATCATATTAGTTATCATTGGTAATTTCAATACCTTCTTCTCCCAAATTGGATACTGTTAAGTTATGCTTTTTAAGTATTGGTAATTTTTTAAGCATAGCCAGATATATCCGAGACCTTTTTGAATTTGATATTTCAACATTTTTATCATCTTCAGTATCAGTAAGACCACCATGAAAACTAATTGTTAATATTTTTTCTGAATCTTCTTTAAAATATTTTGTAATAAAATCGGTAAGTGTACCATAAATAACCGTTGATAATAGTTTTGTTGGATTTTTTAATGATAACAATTCCTCAGTATCAACTTTAATCCAACTTTCTTGCGTCCAATTTTTGGCCGGTTTTGTTTTTAACAAACGACCGAATGCAATTTTAATTAAATTATTATCTTCCAGCACTGGATCGGCATATTCACTTGTATATTGAACTTTAATGTCGATACCATCAACAGGTATTGAATAAAAAACTTCCTTTGCCTTGAAATTTTTAGGACTTTCAAATGTATACATGCTATCAAATATTTCTGATAGTGTATCCTCTACTAATTTTGATTTGAATTGTTTAAATGTAATCATATTTTGTTATCTTCCTACTGCACGTTTTTGTGCATATTTTAATTTATTTTTAATGTGTTTTTTATATGCGGCAGTATAAAACTTATAACCAATTCCAGGTATAATTTCTTCAATTCCGCGTAATCCACCGCCAGCAAGTGATGGTGCGCTTGATCCTTTCATTGAAACGTTTAGAATTTTACCGTTTTTTAAGAATAATTGAATATCAGTATATGGTTCAGATCCGCTAGACTGTCTACCAGAATATTTTTCGGCATTAATTACTCCCTTTATAGAACTATCACCACTCTTTATGGTTATTGATTGACCTCCATTTTTCTTAACTGCAGCCTTAACAGCGTCTCTAAATGAAGTCTCTTGTCGTTCAGCAGATGTGCCGCCTTCTATAATATATTCTTTAAATGATTTCATACAATTTTTAACTCTTTACCAGTTGAAGATATTTTATCAACGATAACAATTCGTAAATTTGGTTTGTTATTATTTGGATTTACAAATAGCAAAGGATAGCCTTCTTTATTTTTCTTAGAATATGTAATTTTTATATTATTACTGTTATCAATATCTCGCTTACGTATTCTAAAAAAGAAATTTGGAATTTTTTTCATATACTGAGATATTGAATAAAATTCACCATTAATTTTTAATTCACCTGTTTTTTCCAATGTAGATGTTACATCCATTTTACCTATATACATATAGTCAACTGGACCACCCATTTGCTTGTTACCAATTAATATTTTTTTAACATATTCGTCAGGTATGCGTATAAAAATATCTGGAATAAAGTCTGCATTAATTACAGAATTTTCTGCTAATTTTAAATTATCTTTCAAATATTTATTAATAGTTGAATATAACCGTTTCATTAAATCTGGAACAGTTACATTTAAACCAACAAGTCCACCACCAGCAAGTGATGGCGCGCTTTCTCCCTTGTTTGAAATTCCATATTTTTTACCAGTTTGTGTTTCAATAAAAACATCAATATATGGTTCTTGACCGGCTGGACTTAATCCTTCATTCTTATAGGCTGATTTTATATGAATGTTTTTTCCTAATGACGATACAAATACTTTTGAATTTTTATATGCAGCATTATTTAATGCAGCTATCAATCCCAACTCTTGTCTTTCTGAACCTAATCCAGTAGACTTTCCAGCAACTCCTCCAAAATCTTTATCTTTATAAAGGTCTGATAATTTATAAAGTTTTTTATCAAGCTCTATTTGCAATGTAGCGTTTGAAGTGCCATTTACAAATAATCTTAAAGCTGCTTCGGTTAATTTATTTTTACCGTCATACTTTATTATAGAATTACCAATTTTTATTATTACTTTGCCATTACATGCATGCAACTTAGACTTTTCATCCTTTATTTTAAAAGATCCACCATTATTAACACGCTCAACAAAAACAGAAATATTATTTCTTTTTAATAAATCGCTTTTGCTTATTATGGCCATAATATCTATTTATACTCTCTCAACAATGAGCAGCTTTTGAAAAACTGCAAATAGAGTTCAAGTTCGCGCTCGTCTGCTTCCTTTTCCCACGGCGCAAGTTCATAGTCATAGTCTGAGCAGTATATTTTTTTCCAGCGTGCTGCTGAGTGGTTATGTACATAAAAGGATAGTTCTTTACGCACATACTGTTTTAAGTGAACAAATTCATGAGCAAGTGTGGTAAGCATCATATGGTATGATTCGCAATTATCAAGGCGGATTATATAGTCAAAGTCCGGCTCTTCTTCTCCGCAATATCCACAATCACCATATACATTTTCTTTTTTGAGTAAACTTGGAATGCATTGTACCTTTATACGTATTTTACGTACTCGTGGAAGTAACTCCTGTAAATAACTTGCTGATGCTGCACTTAAAAGTTTTTTTAAGCGACGATCTGAGCGCGTCCCATAAATTTTTATCTTTATCATGACTGCTATTACTTATAGACAACTCTGGGGTCTTAATAATTCATCAAGACCCCAGAGACTTAAATTTATAGCAACAGATTATGCGTATGAAGCAATCATTCGAGCAAGGTCGCCATCAGAAACGTCAACTCCAGCAGCAAGTGCTCCTGCAGCCATATTTAAACCGCGAGATAGTTTACGAAGGTTAGCACTTTGAGCGCTTTTACCTTGACGAAGTAGATCGACAACGTGGACGCGTGACTTTTGATCAAGTGTGAGTCCGCCTTCAAGCTTCATATCACCTACAATCTTTTCCATAAAGTCGTAGATTTCTACTTCGGTAGGGTCAATGTTGATAATGAACGCACGTGTACGAAGTGCACCATCTGGATCAAGTTTATCGAGGTTTAGGTTTGAGATAAAGATAATCTTACCAGTAAATTCGAAGTAGCGAGGAATCAATCCTTGATCGAGTATTTCTTCGTCACTCATGTCATCTTCTGGATCGACTACGTTTTTGCCCATCTTGTTCCATACAAGCTTACGAATCTTCTTCGTATCGGTAGCAGCCTTTAGCAGGTTACGAGCCTCTTGATCACCAAGTGCATCATCGCTGTCATCAAAGAAAATAATGTCATTCTTGTATCTAAAGAGAAGTGAATAAAGACCAGCTGCACTTGCGGAACCAGTATTTTTAAAGTATCCATTGCCGTCACGAAGTCCCATGTCAGCTAAGATTTTTTCGGTTGTATGGGTCTTTCCTACGCCGCCTTTGCCGGATACAAAGAGTGCATTTGCTGAACCACTTATAGTAAGTTTAACGAGGTTTTCAAGGTCTTTTAATTGGGCCTCGAATGACAGACGCTCTTTGTCTGCTTCAATTTGTGATACTTCTGGGGAATAGGTATATTTTTCCTTTGCAGCTCCCTTTGAAACAATGCCAGACACAACTCCAATACGAGCCATAATCTTACCCTTTTCAGACTTTATTTGCTTTAAGTCTTTTGCCTTTCCGACCCAAACATACTTGATGCCTTGCTTTTCAATGTAGTTTGGATATGCATGAGAAAGAGCATCAAAAATCTTAACACCAGGGGTGCCATACATGTTATAGATTTTGCTTTTTACAAAGTTTGGGTCAGTCAAATAATCTGCAATTTCATCAAAAATTGCTTCAAAGTCATGTTTGTTTGCTGCTTCATTTAACACTCCTTCATAGAGTGCAACTTCGTCTGGCATTGACATAATTTTTCCAAGTGTGGCAGTGCCTGCACTTATAATATCAGCAATGATTGGTAGAGTTTTTACAAGAGATACGCTCTGGTCAAATTCAATATGAAAAGGAACTTCAGTTTTTCCATTCCAATAATCAACCGACGTTAAGTTATTTAAACCAACAAGTGAGCTTTGCACCCAGTTAAAACGTATACTTTGATTGCGCTTTGTCGTATACAGACGCAATCCGAAACCAGTACCACCCGAATTTGTATATTTTTCTAATCCAGGATATTGGAAAAAGGTAGTTCCAGTCTTCTTCTTAAGATAGCGCTGAATAATAAATGCGGCCTTTTCTACAGATGACGTAGAGAGTGCTTCGGTTAAGTAACTTTTAAATTCGGTTAGTTTTGACATATACGTATATTTATAATAATATTTATTATTATTTATACAATTTACACCTTTATGTCGCTATAGTCTCGACTTTTTCGTTGGCTACTAAATGGGGTGTGCACTGCTGGCGAGGAGTCGCTGTCGTTTGTAATGTTTGCCATTGGATCAGAAATATCATATAGTCTCATTTTTGCCAGGTCAATGCCAACAGTAAATCGTTTATTTGTTGTTGGGTCGTTATAACGATTCTTAAGTTGCTTTACCATAATCTGATTCATCTTATCAAGTTGTTCAGTGCGTATAAATGCAAGCATTAAGTCAGCAGTTGCTGGCAGTCCGAAACTTTCTGAGGTGTCAGTAATTTCGACATCGCTGCTATTAAATCCGCCACGAGTAACTTGAGTCGCACTCCAAATTGGAACGTTAAACTCTACAGCAAGTCCACGAAGTTCCTCAGCAATACTCTTGATAAAGCTATATGTATTAACACTTCCACTCAATCCTTTAATTCGTGAACTTGCACAAATATTAAGATAGTCAACATAGACAATATCAGGCTCAAACTTCTTTTTCAATTTTAGTTCAAGCAGTAGCGCCCTAAAGTGACCGACATGTGCCGCCGCTGTAGGATATTCCTTTACAATTAGTTTGCCGCGAGTGCGTTTAGACACACTGTCTACTCGTGAATGAAATTCATGTTGAGAAAGGTCTTTAATCTTATCAATACGAATATCAAGTAGATTGGCATCAATGCGCTCCGCAATCTTTTCCTCAGCCATTTCAAGTGTAATATAGAGTACGTTTCGTCCTTGAGCAAGGGCTGCAGACGCCATATGACACATGCCCAAACTTTTGCCACAACCAGTTCCTGCAAGGATAATGTTTAGTGTTTTACGAGGGATGCCTCCACCAGTAATTGTATTAAACATCTCAAGATCAAATGGGATTTTATCTTCGGTCTTGTGATAAAACTCATATCGCTGATTTATATTTTCGAGATAGTCATGACCAACATTTGTATCAAATGTTACACTTAATGCCTTGCTAAGTATGTTTGGAATTGCGCCTTCTGCCTGATCTGGAGACCGACCATCAATAATAGAAACTGCTTCTATAATCGCAAGATGAACTGCGCGATCTTTACACCACTTTTCTGTCTGCGTTAGCAGCCACTCATGCTCTACAGAATAATTCTCATTTAGTGTAGTAATTGTATGGGCAATCGCACCAGAGTCTCCACGATTAACATGCTCAGACTGTTGAAACTCGATTGCAAGTGCTGAAGAGTTTGGTAACTTATTATATTTTGTAATAAATTGCAGTACGAGACCATATATTGCTTTATGATGTCCTTCAAAATATTCTGGTTTTAGGTGTGGTAATGTTTTACGACAAAATGGTTCGTTGTTTACTAAATTTTTAATTATGATGTCTTGAAGGCTATTCTCCATGTTTTCCTATTTTATATTCTTGATTTAAAAGTATATCAGACAATACGTCTCCAATATAATTTTTAAAGACGTTGTCGCGGTGCAAAGATTCTTTGCAGTGTGTCTCTGCTGTAGATATTATATTATATGCATACGATAATGTACACACGTCTTTTTGCGGGTCCTCATTTAGTTTTATTTTTGCATACTTGTATATTGTGCCGACATACGGCCCGCTAACGAGTCGTATCCCATATACCTTATCATTTGATGAGTCGTCTACAAATATATAGTCAGTTATTTCGCTTGGCATAAATTTAGTCACATGAATTTCCATACTTCTGTGGCAACCAAACGTATGATGAAATTACATATTTAGGGTTAGAGATTGGAGTTGCTCCTTTGTGTGGATACATATAGTATGGTGGAAAACATAATACGTTTCCGGCTTCTGGCTTTATAGCAATCTCAGTGCCAATATCAAATAGCGTCTCGCCGCCCTCGGCTACGTCATTGAGGTACCAAAACATTACGATCGCGCGTTTACTTGACGGGACGTCGCAGTGATCGGTATGCCAATCAAATATACCAGTTCCAGGTTCGTATCGTTTTATACGAGGGGCTTCATAATCCTTTAATGGTTCATAACACGGCAGACGATCACGTAGTATATTACATGTCTTTTCCAAGTAATGATTATTTACCGCAGACATTAGCTTCCCCATTGGACCTCGAAATTCTTCAAAGCCTGGGTGGTCGAGCATATTAATCTCGTCAAAATCCAGAATCTTATTTTTACGACGCACCTTTAGTGGGTCATTTTCTGATATTGAATCATATCGAGAGATCAAAGCCTGACACATATCAAGGGGCATTGCGCCCCTCAATAGGAGTATATAGTCGGCTAGCGTTTTCATATTATTCAGTTTCGCCAACTTCGCTAACCTCTTCTTTGACACTAGCATCATCGCTAATCATCTCTCTCAACCCAATCGTATATTTTTTCTTAATGTGTGCCGCAAATGCTGTTTTAGTAAAGACAGTTTCCCAAAATTCCTTTGTCATTGTTTGTGCTGCTCGTGTATTTCCCGACAATTCAGTTTTTGTTGCTGGATCATACGCAACATACCAGCCGTTTTTAGGCTTAATTACAAACCCTCCTTCAATAGCAATATCAAGAAGACCACTCCATTTTTGGACACCGCCTTCCCATGACACACTAATTGGAATCTTACTTTTTTCTTTAACAAATCGAGACTTTTCAACGTTAATAATAAAGTGATAGCCTTGAATCTCGGTTCCGTCTTTATCTTGTTGGCGACCAATAATCCAAACGTTGTCGGCACTATACATAATTCCAGTTCCGCCACTCACAACAGCTTTGCTAAACATTTCCTGAGTCTGATAGGTATGGTTAATTGCAAGCAAGCAAATGTTTTTCATTGTAAGGTATGGCGTTACCATACGGAACAATCCCTTAAGAGCTTTAGCACGAGTCATATCAGCCACGCTCTTTTCATTCATTGCATCTTCCAATTCCTTTTTGGATGCAAGGTTGCCAACACTGTCAATAACAATAATTACCTTGTCCTTGCGGTCCATCTGCTCAAGCTGATTTACAATATCAAACTTGAGTTCTTCAATGTTTTTAATTGGAATATGCAACACTCGTTTGGTATCAATGCCAAAGCTTTCAAAATATTGTTGAGGTGATCCAAATTCGCTATCATAAAACATAAGACAAGCATCTGGATGTTTTTTCAGGTATGCGCCTGCCATAAGCAATGCAAAACTGGTCTTAAAGTGTTTTGATGGACCAGCAAGTACGGTCAATCCACTTGTTAGTCCACCATCAATGCTACCACCTAATGCAACATTAACCATTGGCACGCTTGTGCTCGTAATGTCTTTTTCAGAGTAAAAGTCACTGTCAGCAAGGACGTCGGCTTCTTTAATTCGGCAATTCTTTTTTAGTTTTTCAAGTACAGATGACATAGTTTGTTTTCTTTTGTATATTATATATTGTTTGCGTCAGCAAGTAAATAAGAAATTATGCATTTAGCACAACATTTAGTTCTTGACGAGCGACGTCTTTGTCTAGTGGGTGAATGCGGTAAATCGCTTCTCGTTGAGCCTGTGCAATTTCAGTTAGTTGGGAATCATTTAGATGCGCAATATCAGCAGCACGAATATTTGCAAGCGACTCGTCACGATAATACAACATCATTTCTTTAGGTTCACCAATCAAAATCGACTCTACGTCAGCAATTTGTAGTGGGCGAGCTCTCCACCATCCAGAGCCAGCATGAAAATAACCTGGCATAAGAATTCCCCACTGAGATGCATAGACATTCATCATTTCGCCCTCAACGACCCGGTCTTGACCGTCTTTACGAGAGCCATATTGCTTTAGTGTCCAATCAGTAGATTCAACACCTTGTTTTGCAAGCCACTTTTTAGTCTTGTCCTGCATAAGTCCAGCAAAATTAAATACTCGCTGTTTCGGATCTGGGAAAAGGGCTGGAGTTGCTTGACGATTGAGGTGATACGGATTTGGGTTGTATCCAAATAACAAATCATTTGGCCAGTCTAATAGCAAACTCAAGTCTCCTCCAGCAAAAGCGGGCATACACATTCTATTAGACTTACTTTTGATTTTTTCAATAGCTTGAATAAATGTGTCTGTATATGACTCAATGTTGTCTGGAATATGTGTGTGACTGTCTACAACAAATTTTCTAAACAACTTGGCTGGGTCGCTAAGTGACGTAATTCCAGTAAAGATACTTTCTGTTTGCCAGTCATCAAATGCAAAGATACAGTTTGGCTTGCGTGAAATTGCCCATAGTGCATTGTATACATATCCAGCAAATCCAGCTGGGTTATGTAGGAATACAAACACTTCGTCATACTCGTCTAAGCTTTCACCAATAACTGTCGGACGCATATCAACAATATGTCCCATGTCTCGAAGGATGCGTGGTAGTCCATATTGACACATTGCAACCTGCAATTGTTGTTGTAGATAAAAGTCATATGTGCACTGTGCCTTGTTACATCCAGTAATTAAGATTCTCATATTATGATTCGAAACGTTTACGATTCAAAAAGTCGCGTGTGCTATCTTGACCTTCAATTCCTTCGCGACACCATGCAACAAGGAAGCTGCCGTAATTGATCAAATCTTTTCCGCTGTCTTCAATACTCTCAAAGTTTGGGACATAGTTTGGATCATTTTCCATAGCTTCAAGCACACTTTGCATACGAAGTACCTTTGCATGTATAATATCAAGTATACTTGCTGCGCCGCGAGGATAATAGTCTGCTTGACGAATCCTACTATGAGGATTCTGATAATCATTCGATTTTTTGAGTTGCAACTCTGCGCACTCTTCAAGAACTGTAATAGATACTTTTTTCATATAATATATTAACCTTGACCGCGGGAAAGCTTTTTGTAATTTTTGCTTTGCTTCAAATGGGAAGTTTTGCTTTTAGCATGAATTCCTTTGCGCTTAATTTTCTTTGGTTTTACCTTGGGGTTGTTGTTTTTCATATGTTTATTATATATCGAATATAGTTTTTGTAAATATTAAAGTGATTGCTTATGATTTATTATATAGAATGTTATAATCTTTCTTTGAAATGTAATGTTCTCTAGTTTTACTATAATGATCGATTAAATAAAATTGATTTTCATATGCATGTAAACTACCAACTTGCCAAGTAATATCACCTGCAACAAGATTTGCCCTATAATCTTTTAGATTATAATCTGCAACTAACTTATCTAACACATACTTTTGCCATGCATAGTCATTACGATAGCCTGCCCAAATATCATTACTCCTCATTTGAACGATACAATGTACTTTACCGTCACGAATCAAGTATTGTACGGCGTTCGTACAGATGAAATCACTCATACCACCTTTGTGCCAATCATCATGCATGGTGGGACGAGTATAGATCATAATCGCACGGCGCGAATTTGGATTGCGGACCAATTCGTTTAGAGTGTTTTGATACTGATTATGATTCTTGGAATCGAGGGTGAGATAACCGTAATTTGAGTTAATGAATCCGGCTGGAGTTGCCACTGATTTCCAAATTGCTGGAACTTTACCTGGAATGTCATTTACGTTCAGCGATCGCGATAGGTACCAATCCAACTCATGTTGAATATACTCATGATTGAGTTCGCCGAAAATGCTTGGCTCATCTGCACAAAAAGAAGCGCCTACTAGTTCTAGAGTAGACACTCCAGTTTTATCAACTACAAAGGCCCCCGCATTATATTGTTCAACAAAGTAATTTCTGATTT